GTAGACGCGGAGGATCTTAACTAATGGCTGATCCTGTTGTGAAAGATCCAGAAGACGAAATTATTGATGAAACAGTTCTTGAAGAATCAGCTTTTACTGAAGAAGTAGTTTCTGAAGAGGAAGAAGTTGTTGAACCAGAACAAGAAGACGTTCTGGAGATGTCTGACGAAGACTTTGAAAAACAACTTTCTGAAAAAGAACAAGTTGTCGCTTCTACAGAAGAAGACGAAAAAGAAAACGAAGCAGAGGTTGTTGCTGACTCAGCAATTAAAGACCCTGTGCCGGCTAAAAAAGCCCCAGCTAAAGAGCCCGTAAAAGAAGAGAAAGAAGCTGTCGCTTCTGACGATCCTCTTCAAGTAGATGATGCTGCGGCCGTACTTGCTTACAAAGAGATGATGAAACCGTTTAAAGCCAACGGTAAAACAGTCCAGGCAAGAACACCCGAAGAAGCTATTCGTCTCATGCAAATGGGCGCAGGACATATCAAGTATCAAACGCAAGTAAGACCTTTGTTGGCTCAAGTAAAAACTCTTGAAAACGCGGGTATTACAAACAGCGATCTTAATTTTCTTGTCGAACTTCACAACAAAAACCCAGAAGCAATTAAAAAGCTTGTTCGTGACGCAGATATCGATCCTTACGACATTGTTGTTGACGACAATGCTAAAGAAGCTGACAAGACGTACCAACCTAAAAACTATCTAGCTACAGAAGATCAAGTCGCTCTCGAAGAAGTTCTTAGAGAAGTTCAGGAACAGCCTGAAGGCGAAGCTCTTTTGAAAGCAGTTAGAGTTGACTGGGACCAATCCAGCCGAAAAATGGCTCTTGATGAGCCAAATGTTCTAAGGATTCTGACCGAACAAAAGCAATCAGGTGTTTATGATCTGATCACTGCTGAGATCGACCGCAGAAAGACCTTAGGTGAATTTGCCAATATGCCGCTCCTTACTGCCTACCACCAAGTGGGCACTGAGATGCAGAATAAGGGCGCGTTCAATAACCTGACCAGCGATAGTGCTGATCTAACGAAACAAACCCCCGCACCAACTACAGTAACTCCTCAACCATCTAAGATTATTGCTACGAAAGCTGCAACACCGAAACAATCTAACAGCTCAGCCGCGGTTAAAGCTATTGCCCCGGTTAAGACGGTTGTGACGCCTAAAGCTGACCTCTCTAACGTCATGAATATGAGTGACGAAGAGTTTGCAAAAATCGAGGGTCTAGAGAAATTTGCTTAATGATGGTTCGGTCCAATCATTAACATAGGATTAAGAGCATGGCTGATGCAGCTCATCTTTATAATAATCCGCCTTCGGTAGATTCGACTGTCGGTGGCGGCCAAATGAACGAGTTCTTCTATCAAAAGAAGGCTCTTATCGACGCTCGTCGTGAAATGTATTTTATGCCCCTGGCTGACACTATGTCGATGCCTAAGCATTATGGTAAGCGGATTAAAGTTTACCATTACGTTCCACTTCTGGACGTTCGCAACGTAAACGACCAGGGTATTGATGCTGCTGGTGCTGCTATTGCTGACGGTAACCTTTATGGTTCCTCGAAGGATGTCGGTACGATCACATCGAAACTACCTGTAGTTTCTGAATCTGGTGGCCGTGTTAACCGCGTTGGTTTTACACGTATCATCCGTGAAGGTACTATTTCGAAGCTCGGCTTCTTTACTGAATACTCTCAGGAATCGATCGACTTTGATTCGGATGCAGAACTGATGATGCATATGAACCGTGAACTCGTTTCCGGTGCTGTTCAGATTTCTGAAGCTGCTCTCCAAATTGACCTTCTTGAAGGTGCCGGCGTCGTTGCTTATGCAGGTGACGCTGTCTCTGACATCACGGTTGATGGTGAGTCTGCTGATCCGGCCGTGGTCGACTACAGAGACCTCTTCAATCTTAGCCTTGTTCTTGACGACAACCGTACGCCAAGAGAGACCAAGATTATTACTGGTTCCCGCATGATTGATACGCGCACCATTCGTGGTGGACGTGTCATGTATATCGGTAACGAGCTCCAAGCCACTGTTGAAGAGATGGTTGATCCCTTTGCAGCAAAAGCTTTTGTGCACGTTCACCAGTATGCAGCCGCTACTACCACGCTTAATGGTGAAATTGGCACAGTCGCTCAGTTTCGCATTGTTGTGGTTCCTGAGATGCTCCACTACGAGGGTGCAGGTGCAGCTGTCACCACAAACCCTGGTTTCCGTGATGATGGCACTAACTACAACATCTATCCGATGCTTGTTGTTGGTGAAGCTTCCTTTACGACCATTGGCTTCCAGATTGGTGGCAAGGGCGTCAAGTGGCAGATGATTCACAAGAAGCCTGGCGTGGATATTGCTGACCGTACGAATCCATACGGTGAGATCGGCTTCCATTCCATCAAGTGGTGGTATGGTACGATGATCCTGCGTCCTGAGCGTCTTGCTCTGATCAAGACTCTTGCGAAAGAGTAATACAGAATAGCGTCATCCTCTTTTGGGAGATCGAGGGTGGCGCTGCCTGGCTAGATTTTTCTTGGGTGGTCTAGCCAGGCTACTCTGTGTAACCCGAGACAATAACCCAAGAGGTACTAGTAATATGTCAGAAGAAATCCACCCAGCTCCCATTGAGTTTTCAAAGAAAGAAATAGAGACAGACCACATTTTGCAATATTTCCACTATGTGCATTTGCCTCAGATTCTTCAAAGTAAATCTAAGCCGTTTTGTGATTTGGCTCGAATGCTGATTGACACAACACCACGTAACCCAGAGCGCACAGTTGCTCTTCGTAAACTGCTCGAAAGCAAAGACGCTGCTGTTCGCGCAGGTATTCCAAAGAAACAGGAAACACCCAATGTCTGATGAAAACACAGAACAAGATTTTGAAGAAGAAGCTACTGCGAGCGAAGATGCTTTTGACAACGGACCCACTCGTTTGGAGTCCCTTAAGCAAAAAGCTAACGCAATGGGTCTAAAGCATTCTCCTAATATTGGAGAAGAAACACTTGCTCAAAAGATCAAAGAAGAAGAAGCAAAATTCTCTAAAGATCCGCTTGAACAAGAAGCAGTCCAGACAAAAACTCTGGCTCCTAAAGCTAAAACTTCGGATCCTAGAGTTCCTCGTAAAGGGGAAACCCCTTCTTTAGAAAAGATGCTGCTTATGGATACAGATGATGTTCTTGAGTATCCACCGCATTTGCGTACACGCATTATAAGAGCAGTACAGAGACACCGGGGCCTGAAGCTTATTCGTTGCCAGATCTACAATAACAATCCGGCAAAAAATGACCTCAAAGGCGAGATTCTTACTATCTCCAATAAGTATATTGGTGTGGTTCGCAAGTTCATTCCTTTTGGTGAAGACACCGAAAAAGGCTACCATGTACCGCAGATTCTTTATGATATGCTCAAGCGTCGTAAGTATCAGCGTGTGACGACCGTCAAAAACCCTGATGGTACAGAGCGTGTTGTCCAGTCAATGACGCCTGAGTACACAATCAATGTTCTGCCTCCTCTTACACAGGCAGAGCTCAATGAACTCGCAATTCGTCAAGCCGCTGCTGAACGCGTAGGCTTGGTTTAATATCTAACTGCTGACGGGAACTATTCATGGCTAACGATCCTTCGACCGAAGCCCAAAGTATTTATGTTGAGCTTACGACAGCTGAAGCATTCCCGTCAGTAGCTGTAGATATCACTTCTACTGACTTTGCTCTTCCTTCTACTGTGGGCAATCCACTTTATGTGGCTCCTACAGCAGTAACTGTTGAAGAGCTGACAGATAAAAACCCAGATGGCGTCGGTGTATTTGATGTCATTATGAAGTCTGTCCGGAACCATATAGGTGAAGAATACGACCTTGGGCGTATATCAGGCCAAGAGTACGCATCAGTTTACGTACAAATGACTACCGCGGCGCTTCAAACAGCGACACAGTTTCTCATTCAAAAAGACGCAGCCACGTACACTAATGCACTGATTCAGATGCAGGCGCGCGAAGCTGAGATTAAATTAGTCATTGCCGCGGCTATGCTAGCCCAGCAAAGACAATCTTTGGTTCTCACTGAGATCCAGGTGCTTACAGCTAAAGCTGAATACGCTCTCAACAAAATGAAACTTGCTACTGAAGACATTACTTACACCAAGATCGAAAAAGACATGGAAGTAAGTGCTGCTCAGAAGCTTCAGATTGAAGCCCAAACAGATATTGCTGGTTACCAGCTCACAGACATTATGCCTGAAGAGAAAGCCCAGCTTCAATATCAGACCACATATGTGTTGCCGGCCGGCGTGGCTAAGACAAACTATGAGACCACGCAAATCATGCCGCAACAAAAAGACAGTCTGGTTAAAGACGTGGCGATCAAGACATATCAATTGGCGAGTCTTTTGCCTGAGCAGCTTAACCTTACCAAGGAACAGGTTGAGGTTCAGCGAGCTCAGACAATGGACACTAGAGTCAATGGTGTTACCGCTATCACAGGCGCGATCGGCAAACAAAAAGCCCTGTATGATCAGCAGATCGACTCATACATTAAAGACGCTAGACATAAGGGTGCCAAGTTCTGGATTGACGCGTGGATCACGCAGAAGTCTTTGGATGAAGGTTTGGCTGCGCCAAGTGAGTTTACCAATTCAAACGTAGATGAAGTGCTTGCAAGCCTTAAGCTGGATCTTGGTCTCACATAAAAAGATCTAAGTTATGAGCCTTTTTGGTAGTAAGAAAAAAGTTTATGTCTCCTCTACCGTTTACAAAATGGCAGATGATGACACCAATCGTTCGTCTTATATTCAAGAAATCATAGCCGCCAATGCTCTGGGAACGAGTAATGTTAGTATGGGTGAGGCTATTGGTCTAGGTATTAGGAATGGACCAAGAGCCTCTCAAAAAAGCTTTTTTAGGTGGGCTAAGAACAACTACGATTTTGGTATGGCCCGAGCGGCTATCAATTATAATGAAGTTATTGATAGTGTCGCAGTAGCAGCGCGAATTCTTGTAGAAGATTTTGCCAGCGATCCGAACATTGAAGTAACCGTAAATACTGCTTTCATCGATAACGCCGATGAGAGCTATTATGGCGAACGCTTTATTTATGAAAACAGACCTGAGCTGGCTGACTCTGATTGGGCTGCAGACGTAGATCCTGATACTAATGATATCTGGATCCAGTATGTTCCAGGCGCAGAGTATCCAACAGGTACACCTATATCTAGTGAGTACTTTTCTGAGCCTGGTTTTGATTCTAGTGACACTGTGCTTGTGGCTTACTACACAGCCAGAAACACTGTCACAGATACCTCGTATCCAGTTAAAGTCTTTATCTATAAGATTGGTGATGGAATTGCTGCCCTAGATGATTACCGTGTTCAGTTAGACGACGGCACAGCAACAAGAGAGTTTTATCCATTCATACCTCTTAGGATTAATAACAAATCTGTATTTGAAGCAGGATCTCCCGCTACAGGTAAAGAAGATGAGATTCGAGAAGCATGGAAAAAAGGTCTTGGAGGTGACATCGATGATGCACTTACCGAGATTGAAGCTAATCCTTCGCTTGGCGATATTGATTACGCTTATCTTGTGTTTGGAGTTTCTTTGAACACACAAAGCAATGTCGAAAAACAATACCTGTTTGAATTTTTTCGTACACTTGCTGGTCGACAAACTACCACGGCCGCTGACTTCACAAACTATCAGGCCACCAATGACACTTTGGGTAACCAATTACGCGAGTTGAATGTAGATTCACCTCTTCTGAACAATCGTGCTTTTAATGACCCAATAAACCCAGGGTATCTTCAGGGTGTCGACGTAGGCACTCAATCCGTGGCTCCCCAGATTACTAACATCCATCTGACTTTGCCTACACCGGAGCTTGGTGTTTTAGACATGAAGATCTCTTGGTCAGATATTTCTGAAACCAGAGCTACAGGTAAAGCCTTTGCTGAAGCAAAGGTAGGCGAAGTCGAGGTCAAAGAAGGCATAGCCTACAACGAAAGAACAGTGCTTGGTTTTATCAATGGAGAGTTTGCATCTTCTAATCCTGTAACGGGTCTGACAATACGAAAGCAGATCAATTCTCTTGAGTATATTGAGATTAAGATTCAGGGTCTGATGCATAAAAACCTGATTTATAAAGGCAAGTCTGTCGACATCACAGCTCGAGAAGCTATGGCAGATCCAGACGAGTCTGGGTTCATTATACCTCTTCATGAACCTACGCTTAAGCGTCTTGGTTCAGTTATATCTACTGAGCTGGCTCGAGAATCTTTCATACTGGTATTTAATTCATACCAAGTCGTAAAAAC